TGCTTGGAAGTAACATGCAGCTCGATTTGTTCTTAGAAAATGACTTGCCGGACATGGATCCCGTGATCTCCTACGGAGAGACCGAGTATGGCTGGCGCGGGTTGACCTCGGAAGGCGAGATCATCGAGGTGAGAGGCACAAACGGACATAAGATAGATGTGCCTTCCTCGATCGTGGTGGCTTCTGGTGGCAGAGCGATCGGTCGTCGGCAAGTGACTAATGAGTTGAAGGTCGATATCGATGATTATCTGTTTCATTTCAATTGGGCTATTGATTGCTACAAATCTAATAGACTTCAGGATGCTTTAGAGGAATCGGAATCCGCGTTGAGGATCGCACCGACGCTGCGGGCAAAATTCAATCGGGCAATGATCCTGTTGGCGATGGGTAGATGGGATGATGGATTACGAGAATATTGGGAATGCGAGCAGAGCAAGCCGTTCATGAGACCACAAGTTGAGCAGGCGCTGTCGGCTGGTCTTCGGCCTTGGAAGGGTGAACCAATAACTGGCAAGCGTCTGCTCTTGCTGCATGCTCATGGGTTCGGCGACAGCATCATGATGTTGAGATATGTGCCACTCATCAAGAAGGCTGTCATGGTGATGCCTCCTGAGATGATTAAACTCGCAAGCCAAGTGGGTCGAGTCAGCGACGAGTTGATTGATTGCGACTACTTCTGTCCGATGCTTCATCTGCTGCATTTTTGCAGAGTGACTCCAGCATTAGTCAAAGGTGAACCCTATCTTCAAAATGACTGGTCGAACGTGGATAAATGGAGGATGAGGCTTGGGTCGAAAAGGAAGATCGGGTTGGCTTGGTCGGTGGGCAAGCCGAGCAAAGGAGACTATCCGAGAGAGATCGAGCTGAGAGAGTTGATGGATTGTTTGAATGGATTGAGCGGGATTGAATTTCATAGTGTTCAGATTCAAGACAAGGACGAAGCCGAGCGTTGTGGAGTGATTCATCATAAATTTGCCGACTTTGCCGATTGCGCGGCTATGATGAAATGCATGGACGTGATCATTAGTGTTGACACTGCGGCGTTGCATCTCGCCGGGGCCATCGGCCACTCTCGCGTTACAGGGTTGTTGTCTCATTGGTCGAGTTGGAGATGGAAGGCGAAGTGGTATGACAATATCAAATTGTGCAAGCAAGCCACAGAAGGCGATTGGGCGAGTGCGTTGGAATCCATATGAAGAGATTAGAAATCAATCCTCCGATCGTTCGCGGAGGATTTAGCAAGTATTTGAATTGGAGAGAGACTTCCATCTTGATCGATTTGGTGAAGAGCGTATCCCCTAAGGTTATGATCGAGTTCGGCTGTAACCTCGGGATTACAGCTAATCAGATTCTCAAGAATGTCGATTCTCTAGAGAAGTATATAGGTATTGACGTTGCTAATGATCACTCTCCTACTTTGGATTGCCAAGTTTCAGAAATCCCAGTCGAGGCTGGAATATTTGCCAACGACGATCGTTTCTTCTTACTGATTTCTCCGTCAGCGGTTTTGAAGATTACAGATTTGGAAGAGTGCGATGCGGTTTTCATTGATGGCGACCACAGTGAGTTTGTCGTGGCGTACGAAAGCGGCTTGGCAAAAGAGCTGGTTAGACCAGGAGGAATTGTTGTTTGGCACGATTATGACAACCCAGCAGTTCAAGTCACCAAGGTCTTGGATCGATTGGTCGAGACTGGTTGGCCGATCGTCTCGGTGCACAATTCTTGGTTAGCATTTATGAGGGTTACTGCATGATGAAGTTGATCTATCGGTGGAGATATCGCCGCGCGATCATTGATCTTTACTTGCACAACATCCTGCCAAATCTGTGGGGTTATTTGGTGAAATGTCGATCATGAAAGATAAGGGTTTGCAAATGAAGCGCAAGCAAATCGATCCAGAAGATTATGATGATGTGACAGAGTTCATGTCTGATTGCGTTAACGAGATCGGTGACGAGGACGTCTGCCAGATCATCTGGGACGAGCGCGGCGCGAAAGGCGTCAGGTTCAAGACCCATGATTCAACTGTCTCTGGTATGGAATTCGTGCTCAGTGACGAGACGCCTGATCGCATGGACGATGTGATCTTGTCTGAGGGCTGGGACTTGACCAACTTCAAGAGAAATCCCGTCGCGTTGTTCGGCCACAACAGCAACTTCCCGATTGGCAAGTGGGCTAATGTGCGCATTGAGAACAAGCAGCTGCGCGGTCATCTCGAATTGGCGCCAGAGGGTACTAGTGATCGGATAGACGAGATCAGACGATTGATCGATGCCGGCATTCTCAAGGCTGTGTCGGTTGGCTTTCGTCCGATCGAGGTCAAGGATAGAGAGGGTACTGATTGGGGATATATATATCTCAAGAGTGAATTGGTAGAGACCAGCGTGGTGGCAGTGCCGGCGAATCCAAACGCACTGGCCGTCGCGAAGTCTCTGGGAATTTCGTCCGAAACGATTGGCATGGTCTTCGCCGGGCAAGGCAAAAGGAGCCAGGTTGTTCGCAGGACGATTGAAGGCGGGCACGCCAAACGAAACTTGAACAAAAGGGGCAGACAAATGTCTACCTTAGCACAACGCATTATGGATCTGGAAGGACAGATCACTGCAAAGAGAGAATCACTGGAAGACCATCTTGAGAAGATGGACGACAGTAATGTCAGTAACTCTGACATTGAGATCAATCAGAAGCTGCGAGAGGACCTCGGTCGTCTCGAAATGACTCGAGAGGCTTTGATCGAGAGCGAGAAGTTTCTGGCGAAGTCGTCCGGCAACGGCGAAGTGAAGCCCGGCCGGTCTCTGATTGTACCAGAGCGTCAGCCGGAAGCTCCGGCGATCGTCAGATCAGTGAAGGACCCGGAGATCGATCTGGTTAGCCTGTTGGTGAAAGCGGGCACTCTCGCTTATTATGCGAAAGCGACCAATAGCAACATTGATGAGGCTCGCTTTAAGATCGGAGAAAAATTTCCAGAGTATCGCAACGAAGAGACTCGGATAATCGCCGATCTCGTGCTGAAGTCGCAGACGGCTCCGGCGATGACTAGTGTTTCTGGATGGGCACAAGAGCTCGCTCAGACCACCTACGCCGCCATGATGCCACTGCTGATGCCCAATGCGATCTTGACTCGTCTTGCCGCGAGGGGATTGTCCTTGAGTTTTGGAGCGAACGGTAGGATCGTCATTCCAACCCGCAGTCGCACGCCATCTTTGGCTGGCAGCTTTGTGGGTGAAGGTGCGCCGATTCCTGTGCGTCAGGGTGCATTCACTTCGCAAACCTTGACCCCGAAGAAGATGGCTGTCATCACGACCTGGACGCGGGAAATGGATATTCACTCCATTCCGGCGATTGAGGGCATTCTCAGGCAAGCGATTCAAGAAGACACGCAAGCCGCTGTGGATGCAATCCTGATTGATGCGAACGCGGCGACTACGATCAGGCCAGCCGGTTTGCTCAATGGTGTTTCGGCTACTACTGCGACTTCGGGCGGAGGCCTCGCGGCTTTTGTGGGTGATTTAGTGGCTTTGATCAATGCCATTTCCGTAAATACATACGGGAATGTTCGCAATTTGGTTCTGATCGCAAATCAGACTGACATGCTTCGGGCTTCTCTGCTTTCTGCAGCGAATACGGGAATATTCCCATTCCGTGATGAAATTGGAAGGGGAACTGTAGCTGGCATTCCTATCATTGATTCACAAACTGTCACTGCAAAGACCATGATCTTGGTTGATGCTGCTGATTTTGTGGTGGTTGGTGGTGATGCTCCGAGGATGGATATTAGCGATCAAGCCACGCTGCATATGGAAGATACCACTCCGCTGGAGCTGGTTGCCTCTCCGAGCACGGTTGCTGCTCCGCAGCGATCTCTATTCCAGACTGACTCGCTGGCTCTGAGGATGGTGTTGCCGCTGAACTGGGTGCAGCGCCGTACAGGTACGATTGCTTGGACCCAGAACGTAACGTGGTAAGGACACGCGTTATCGAGGTCGGTAAGACCAAGAACCGTTAACCATTTTCAATTTCTTAAGATGGTGGCGGAAACATAGAGGAGCAATTCAATGCCCAAACTCGCAGACGATCCTCAGACCGAGAATGCGAAGCGACAACTCGCTGAGGACCAAAAGATCGTGGAGAAATCTCGATCCGAATATCAAGATAGAATGAAAGGACGTCCAACTCCCACTCAAGAAGAGTTGAACATCATTGCACTCGGGGGTCACATTCTCGAGTTCGATGATGATGGGAGTGGGCCGGACCCGCATCAGACCAAGCAGGTCGAGGCTGGGACCAGCAGGCCTCAGACTTATCAGACCAGGCAGACCAAGCCCGCGAGTAGCTAATGCCTGGGTTGGTTGTCAACACGTTCAGGTCTATCTGGAAGGCGGTCGAGGGACAGTTTCGTCCTGGGCCTTACTATCTCCCGATAACCGGGGGATGGCTGCCAGATGGTGCTGCGAACAATTGGTGGCAGTTGGGTCAAAACCCAATCTATGCCACCACTTGTTCGGCAATGGTCGAGGCGTGCGTTTCAGCGTATTCTCAGACCGTGGCGATGTGTCCTGGCGATCATTGGAGATTAAATACTAAAGGTGGGAGAGAACGAGTTAAAACCTCGGCACTCTCCCGCGTGCTACGCTATCCCAACGACTATCAATCGATCAGTGACTTTATGTTGAACATGGTTCGCCAACTCTATTTGACTGGTAATTCATATGCTTTGGCGCTACGGAATGATCGCTTTGAGATTGATGAATTGCACTTGATGAATCCAGAGGCTTGTTATCCACGTTTAGCTGAAACTGGCGATATCTTTTACTGGCTATATGGGAATGACATTGTCAATAAGCGATTTGGGGAAGAGTATTTGACGGTTCCTGCCAGGGATGTGCTTCATGTTCGCTTGCATACGGAAAGGCGCAATCCATTCCCTTTGATTGGACAAAGTCCTATTGTATCTGCCTATGGAGATATGGCGATATCCGAAGCAATTGCCAAACAGCAGACTTCGTTTTATCTTAATGAGGCGAGACCATCAGCAGTTTTGTCAACTGACTTAGTGTTAGACAAAGAGCAAGCGGCAGCTTTGCGTGACCGTTGGAATGAACAAGTCAAGGGTCTGGGTCAGGGTGGTACGCCGATCTTGACAGCAGGATTGAAAGTTCAACCATGGGCGGTTGGTGGTAAGGATGCTGAGACGGCAGAAATACTTAAACTCACAAATGAGCATATAGCTCTGGCTTTTCGCGTTCCTCTGCAGATTCTGGGTATTGGCGGTGCACCTTACGGATCTGCAGAACTATTGATGCAGAGTTGGATCGCTTCCGGTTTAGGTTTTGCGCTTAATCATATTGAAGAAGCCTTGGGTTTGCTTTTTCAGTTACGTGGGCCGCCAGATGAATATGTTGAATTTGATACGGCAGCCTTGCTACGTTCGGCCTTAAAGGACCGTATAGATGCCTATGTGCGTGGGGTTCAAGGCGGCATTTATGCGCCGAACGAGGCGAGAAATCAGGAAGGTCTTGATTCAGTCCCATTTGGAGATGAGCCAAGAGTTCAACAGCAAGTAGTTCCGTTGAGCGCAGTCGAGAATATGCCAGAGTCGCCTAGCGCTCCGCCTTCTTCTCCCGCTCCAGCTCCGCTGCCTCCGAAGAAAGGCAATAGAGATGAATTCGCCGTTAATGAAGCAGCCAGAAGCATATCTCGACGCGCCGACAGGATTGTCAGCAGACGAACTGCTTGACGAATGGCGCGACGCTCTGGCTCACACATTGGCTGGTGAGAGGGCGCGTTGGGAAGATGAAAGGACTTTGATGCGCGCACAATTTGACGCGGCCATGGCCACGTTGAAAGCTGAGTTCGCAAATAAGCAGATTGAATTGATGGAGAGTTTTAGCAGGTTGATGAGTTCAGTGCGTAATGGCGCTGATGGGGAACGGGGGTTTACAGGTGAAAAAGGAGACCAAGGTGAAAAAGGTGAAAAGGGTGAAAAAGGCGACCAAGGTGAAAAGGGTGAAACGGGCGAACGCGGAGAACAAGGCGAGCAAGGGCCGCAAGGTGCGATCGGTGAGCAAGGGCCGCAAGGCGAGCAAGGCGAGCAAGGCGAGCAAGGAGAACATGGAACTATAGGTTCTCGCGGAGAAGTAGGCCCTATGGGGCCGCCAGGCTCACCTGGAGATAAAGGGGAAACCGGCGAACAAGGCATAGCTGGTCCTCCAGGTGAGCGTGGCGATCCTGGTCCGATTGGAGCAAAAGGCGAGCAAGGAGAAAAGGGCGAGATCGGCTTGCAGGGAGAAAAAGGTGACCTTGGTCCGATGGGAGAGAAAGGCGATCCAGGCCCAGTCGGAGCAAAAGGCGAGCGTGGTGCGGTGGGAGAAAAAGGCGATCGTGGTGAGATCGGCGAAAAGGGTCAGAGAGGCGAAAAGGGCGATAAGGGTGATAAGGGTGATCCTGGTCCAGTGGGATTGATGAAAGCAGTTAAGCCTTATAACCATGGATCAGTGCATTATCGCGGAGAGATTGTCACTTGTCACGGTTCAACTTATCAAGCCTGCTGTGATACTGCTAAAGCACCGCCTCATGAGGAGTGGATCTGTCTCGCCAATAAAGGGGCTGATGCGCAGACGCCGTGTATCAAGGGCACATTCTCAAGTGAGGATAAATACAATTATTTGGATATTGTTGCTCTTGGTGGTTCTAGCTTTATTGCTAAGCGAGATGATCCAGGCGATTGTCCAGGAGCAGGATGGCAATTGGTAGCCTCTGCCGGAAAACCCGGTAAGCCTGGTGTCAGGGGCGAGAAAGGTGACCGAGGAGATCAAGGCTTGACTGGGCCTCGAGGTTTGTCCGGGCCTTGTGTGGCTTTTGGGAAAATAGAGAATTTTTCTTTGATTTTGACACTGTCTGACGGGACGTCTTTGAAGCCTATTGATTTCTTAGCGATGTTCAAAAACTACCACGAGGCCTCGCATGGCTGACGTGATCGTCGATGTCGAGACGCCAGCTAACAACTTCAACCTCATTACTCTCGACGAGGTCAAGTTGAAGCTCAATATCTCAGACGACAGTCAAGACGATTTGCTGAACATGTTGATTGCTAACTACTCTGATGTGGTTGCGACGATGTGCAATCGAGTGTTTGCGAAGGAAACTGTCTCTGAAATTTGGAGAGATCTTGGTGGCAATCGGCTTTACGTCACCCATTATCCGATCGATAGAAATTTACCAATTTCGATCGAAAGCCCACGTGGTAGTTCAACGACCAATTTTGAAGTCGAATATTCCTCGGGCAAAGTGTCTCTATATGGTTCGACAGCTCAGCCGATCGTGATCAATTATACTGGAGGGTATGTCCTTCCAACCAATGCACCCGATGCTTTGAAAGAAGCTACGTTGATTTTGATCAGGGAGGAACGTGCAGCCCAACTTCGAGCACAGACTGCTGGGGTTCGTTCCCTCTCCCACAAGGAGTCGAGGGTTGTGTTCTTCGATCCAAACATCCGTCGTCCGGGTGCTGCGAGCGAGCAAATAACCCATACGGTCAACTCGTTGCTGATGCATTATGTCAGATTGTGGGTTTGATGGAGCTCGACGTCAAGACCGGCGATTTGGAGAAGTGGGCTTCGAAAATCGAAGAGAAGGGTGCTCACTTTGCAGCTGAAATTCTCAGAAAATCAAAGCGTGGTCTTGAGACTCAACGAAAACAACGCATGGTGAAGTTCGCCAAGATCAAAAGAAAGAAAACTGGGTTCAAGAGATTCGCGATTGTCAAAGATCCTAATCGTGCAGCCGAGCTGATTAAACAATCGCACTCAGATCATTTCTCTGACATCTTCAAAGATTGAAAAGATCATGGGCGTAAACTATTCGACAGAAGTTTATCTTCTTAATTACAATTACTTCGCAAGGCCGGTGACGTTCTATCCAGTCAAGAGTCAGCCCAGCATACCTTCTTATAGCGCCAGGGGTATCTTCGCGACTGTGAGTCTGGACATTGTCAGCGCTGATGCCAGCATCATATCCGAGCAAAAAACTATTTTGGATGTCTTGGAACAGGAATTCGCCATTCTGCCAATCCAGCAGGATCGAGTTTATATAGGTCCTGATACTAGCGGAATGAGAGCCGAGGGAATGTTCGAAGTTAACGACGTGTCTACTAATGGTGGTGGAGAGACTACCTTGGAACTACGCAGGCTGATGGTGTCGAATCCGTGACCAACGTTCGTTCAGCACGACTGAGAATTCGCGGCAAGATCCCGCACGTCGAGACGGTCCAGCGATCCTATGCTATGCTGATTCGCGACGCGGCTCTGGCCAGGCTGCAGACTTATCGGTTTTTCCAGGGCTTCACGTTTCGCAATAGCCATGCCTTTAAGCTGATCACTGCACAGATGCCGTACTGTTGCGTGTAC